GAACCAGCCGTATTTGTAGATGTTGGGAACCATTCTGCTGGGTTCTCTTGGTCAGAGAACGCAATTAATAACGGGTCAGATGCACCTGTCCTTGCGGTGGCTGTATCGTTTATTGGGTCTGCGCCGAGGGCAATAACGTGTCGGTCTACGTCAGAGACAAGCACTTGCAACGCAACTGTGGGCGTAAAGTTCGCACCCGTTAAGTCTGCGATGTCCACGGCCCTGTCCGTTCCCAACGTCTTTGCGCTTGTGTCCCAGTAATAAATCCGACCTGCTCGCACATTTGCTATCAGGTCTTCGCCAAAACTGTCTAAAGACCAAAGCCTAAGCTGATTCAAAGAGCTTAACGCACTTGACGAGCCCCAGGTTCCTGCGCCCCATGTACCAGCGCCCCAACCTGTGCCAGCAACAAACACATCAAGACCTACATTTATCTGATATGCGCCTACTGTTGAGCTACCGCCATTACCACTGTCGCTGCTGTTAGCTGTTACGGTTGCGCCAGAGGTGTCTTTTGCTGTAATGACATACACGCTAGTGCTGGTAATAGAATCGATTTCATACTCTTGATTTAACACGGCAGCAACGATATTGCCGCCAAGTGATGCGGCGCCAGAAAAGGTCACAAAGTCGCCTTTTGCCGCACCATGAGCAGTGTCAGTTACGTTGATTGAGCTTGACCCATCAGTTGCGCCAAACGTCACATCTCCGGCAGATGTGGTAGAACGTATGGGAGTGATATCGTTGTAGTTTGCGCCTGACTGTATGTAGAGCTTGGTACGAGTGCCCAACCCTAGAAGCTTGGTGCCAGATAGAGAAGTCCATCCAAACAGTTTTCTTCCTGTGCCATTGAAAGAAGCGGTAATAAATTTAACCCAGCCACCTATTTTTTCAGGCAAACCCTTGCGAAATCGAACAAGATTGCCGTCAAACCATCCGCCTTCAGCGGTGCCCTCTTTGTTGATACCTGGATTAAATATGTACTTCTGCAAAGGCATTACTGATACTCGCCGTCGCGTATCATTTCAGTAACCCGAATAGCTCGCGTGCCTACCTGCTGCGCCCACTTACTATCCATGAATTCGTCTGCCGCAATATCAAACTGCTCGCGCGACATGGCCTCTAGCGCCTTCACAAAGCCTCGTAAGCGAGTCAATCCAAGGTTGAAGCACATGTCGATCATTGCATCTTGACGCGCTTCGTTGATGCCATTGAACCAGAAGTATGTGTCTGAAAGCTCACTCTTTACTCGCGCTATATCATTAGCCAACAAATATTCGATCTCATCGTCAGATAGACCAAGGCCAGACTCGCTAATATTTCGTCCGACGCCTATCGTTTCATAACCAGCCGAGCACAAATAAACTTTAGACTTGACGCCTTCGTGGCGTTTAATCATTTCAACTAGCTTGCTCATTACCTCTCCCGCGCTACGGAGTTTACCTTCTCATAGGAGCGCATAGCGCCCAAACCTAAAAGTCCCATCATTACAGGAACCAGTAAGGTTGTGTCTACCGGATCAACTTCGAGCCAGATGCCCAACAGGTTAACGATGATTGTGTTGTAAAGCAGGCCCAGCGCACAGATCCAACCTATGGCAGGTCGCCACCCAGCAACAAACAAGCTCTTATGTGCCGCTTCCATCTTGTTGATTTCAAGCTGGCCTTTGAGCGCCTCATGCGAGTGTTTTTCACTCATGGTCGCTATCTCATGAGCGAGTTTTGCCTTCTGATCTTTGTCCTCTATGAACTTGTCTAGCAGTCCTGTAACCGGCCCAACCAGCGATGCAACAATACTCATAATCTATTTCCTATTTTGCCATGCAGATGCGCCAAAGAATGCGGCGACCAGGCCTGCGATTGCCACGAAGTATGTCGCAGCCATCGACCCCAGTATATTTGCTGCTTGCTCTAAACCTATCCAGCTACTTACAACCACAAGACTTGGATATAACAACATGCCCCACAGGGCAAACCAAGCCATGTATCTTTGAGACTGAGCCTTTTCATGCTGTAGCTTTAACGCTTGTAGCTGTTGGCTTGTTTCTAACTCATCATCGCTAACCACGCCATCACCATCCGCGTCATAACTAGCATATTCGCTGTCTTGTTCTAACTTCTTTGCTGCCATATCAATCATAGAATTGTATGTTTGGTTGGACTTTAACAGGGATGCAGTAGGCTGTAATGTTTTCCTGTCCGCTTAATCTTCTACCCTCTACAGGCTTGATGGTTCCTTGTTCCAGCCAGTAAGCAAACTGATTACACCTGTGGATATTGCGGAAATAAAACTGCCCAGCAACTTGTTCGCCCTCTACTAACATGACCAGCAAGAAGGCCATTATCATCCGTACACCTTTAATATGATTGCAAACCCCGCTGCTATTATCATCCCACCAATAAGCAAAGTGGTGCCTCCTACTAAAATCTGGTTGGTCAGATGTTGTCGCGCCTTCTTTTTACGAGCAATCATTCTCAGATGCTCTTGCCTGTCCTGTTCTTGTTGGGCTTTTGCGGCCTTGAAGTCGTCGAGGAGCTTTGGGTCTGCGATGAGGAGCAAATCGTGGACGCTCTGCCAGTGCCGGTCATATTGCCTTTTTATCATCTGGAGCTTCAAGATTTCGTTCTGCGTCAGCGGCTTAAACGTGCTCTGGCGGCGTTGCGCCTCAAACTCGGTTATCCCTTCTCCAAAGTCCGAGATCATGCCCATGACTTGATGGACACCTTGACCTGTTTCGTTGCACTGCGCTATCAACCCGTTTATGGCAGACAAGGTGGCTGTGGCCGCTGCGATGGATTCAATCACCATAGGGCTTCACCCCATAAAAAACTGCGGCAATGCTGCCGCTGCAATCAAGGCATATAGTCCATAAATAAGA